AAACTGTGCCTGTAGATCAAGCGACTACAGAAGCACAACCACAAGCAACACAAACAACAGTTGCCACTGCAGACACACCTGCACCGCAACCAACCGAATCATCTTGGAAAGAATCTATTAGTGAAGTATATAGAAATGATCCTAGTATAGAAAAATTTACAGAGATAGATGCGTTAGCAAAAAGTTATATCAACGCAACTAGAATGATTGGTCAAGATAAAATAGTTGTGCCTAATAAAAATTCTACAGAAGAAGTTTGGGAAGAAGCCTACGAAAAACTTGGTAGACCAGAAACACCGGATCAATATAATTTAAATTTTAAATCAGATGTTGTAACTATAGATGACAGCGCAATTAAATCTTTTGCCGAACAATCTCATAAACTTGGTTTAAATAGTAAACAAGCTGAAGGTGTTTTAAACTTTTATAAAAATAATATGGAAGGCATTGCACAACAATCAAAGATAGATACTGAAACTGCACAAGCTCAATCTGAACAAGTGTTAAGACAAGAATGGGGTAGAGACTTTGATGCTAAAGTAAAACAAGCTGGTGCGATTGCTAAAGCAAATATTAATTCAGAAGTATTAGATATGACTTTATCAAATGGAACTAGACTTGGTGATCATCCAGAAATAATAAAAGGTTTTGCAAAGATAGCAAGTATGATGTCAGAAGATAAAATAATTACAACTGAAAGTGAAAATGTTAATTCAAACGCAGACATTGAAACTGAAATATCAAGCATTACCAATGATATTAATGGTCCATATTGGAACAAGTCTCATCCAGATCACGATAAAGTTGTTCAACAAGTTTATACTTTAAGAGAGATGTTGAATGATGGAAAATAATCATTTAAACAATGAAGAACTTAAACTGGAGATACTAAGGATCGTAAAAGAAAATGGAACAGAGTTTCAAAAAAATGATCCCTTGCCAATCTGCGAAAATTATTATAAATGGATTAAAAGTAAGACAATTCTTAAAAAGAACCTTACTGACAAGAAGGAATAGACTTCTAGTCTAAAAGACTTTAAATCCAAGAGATGCCTACGCAGGTGGATAACTTCTCTGTTGTTTAACATAAATCATAACAATGGGAGACTAATATGTCATCACAAATAACTACAGCATTTGTACAGCAATATTCTGCTAACATTCAAATGCTTTCTCAACAAATGGGATCGTTATTAAGAGACAAAGTACGTCTTGAATCTGTTGTCGGAAAAAATGCTTTCTTCGATCAAGTAGGAAGTGTAACTGCTATTGAAAAAACTAGCAGACATTCTGACACTCCTCAAATCGATACTCCACATGCAAGAAGAAGAGTATCTCTTGCGGATTACGAATTTGCGGATTTAATAGACCAACAGGACAAAGTACGTCTTTTAATAGACCCGACTTCATCTTATGCTCAAGCTGCAGCTATGGCTATGGGTAGAGCTATGGATGATGTGGTAATCAGTGCCGCTTTAGGAACTGCATTTACTGGCGAAACAGGATCAACTTCAACTGTATTACCTTCTGCACAGAAGATTACAGAAAGTGGTACTGATGGTTTAACTATTGCAAAGTTAAGAACTGCAAAAGAAAAGTTCGACTTAGCAAGTGTAGACCCATCAATCGCTAGATTTATTGTGGTATCACCTAGACAAATCACTGATTTATTAGGTACTACTGAAGTAACAAGTTCAGATTTCAACACTGTTAAAGCATTAGCAAATGGTGAAATCAACTCGTTCCTTGGTTTTAACTTTATTGTATCAAACAGACTATCTATTGCATCTTCTAAAAGATCATGTATCGCATTTGCACAGGATGGTATTACATTAGCAGTTGGTAAAGATGTTTCAGCTAGAATAGACGAAAGAGCTGATAAATCTTATGCTACTCAAGTGTACTACTGCATGAGCATTGGCGCTACTAGAATGGAAGAAGAAAAAGTAGTAGAAGTCCAAGCTCACGAAGCATAATAGGAGGAAAATATGGCTACAGTTTATTCAGTTCAAAAGACTAAATGGAATCAGAATGTTCCTTCAGAGAAAATTGGTACTACTGAACTAGCAGGTAGAGTAAGAGTTGCTTTCGCAGAATACGAAGCATCTTCTCTAGCTTCTGGTGATGTGATCGAAATGTTTAATTTACCAAATGGTGCAAGAATTGTATCTGGTAGATTAGCACATGACGCATTAGGTAGTTCAACTACTCTATCAGTAGGTTACGCAGCGCATAACAATGCTGCTGGTACTGCTGTAAGTGCTGCTGCTGCTGCTTACAAAGCGGCTGCTGCTTCTACTTCAGCAACTGCTGTAAATGCTGCTAACACTATTGCACTGGGTGAAAACTCAGTTGTAGATGCTGATAAGGATGGACTTCCTGTGTCAGTAACTATGGGTGGAGCTGCAGGTACTGGAACTATTCAATTAACTATGATGTACGTTGTAGATTAATAAAAAGAATTTTAGGCGGGGAAAGCGAGAGTGGAACCCGCCTAAAGTGCATGAAGAAGATAAAAGATTTAAAACCTGTATTACATTTTAAGAAAGACAATTATGTATATAGGTATGTTTTGGTAGACAGATTTAAACATGATTCTAAATATCATTATGGATTTGATCTAAAAGAAGAGAGAACAGAGAAAGAAATATTTGCGTTAGAAAAAGATAGACAAATAAGACGCAAGTATATTATAAGGAAGTAGTATGGCATCAACAGTAGACATTTGTAATGGAGCATTAAATCAACTTGGTGCAACAACAATCCTATCGCTTACAGAAGATTCAAAAAATGCCAGACTTTGCAACTCAAGATTTACTCAAGTAAGAGATGCAGTATTCAGATCACATCCTTGGAACTGTTTACAAGAAAGATTAGAACTAGCACAATCAACTACAACTCCTGCATGGGGTTACAGTTTTAAATATGATTTACCTGGTGATTGTTTGAGATTGCTTAGAATACTAGATTATGATTCAGATCACAAAGTAGAAGGTAGATCAATATTATCTAACAACTCTTCAATGAAAATATTATACATCTCAAGAGTTACAGATCCAAATCAATATGATGAAAATTTAAGAGAAACATTATCAGCAGCACTAGCTGCAGACATAGCTTATGCTATTACATCTAACAATACCACGCAGCAAAATATGTTAGCTCTTTATCAAGAAAAATTAAGAGATGCTAGATTTGTTGATTCAACTGAAGGATATAATACTACACAAGAAGATGGAATGGCAGATGTTATAGATGCTGGTACATTTATTAACTCAAGGTTCTAATACATGGCTAGAGTAGCTGCACAAATTACAAACTTTACAGCGGGTGAGTTATCACCAAGATTAGATGGTAGAAATGATTTAGCAAAATATTCTGCAGGTTGCGCAACTGTTGAGAACATGGTTATCTATCCACATGGTGCTGCAGCTCGTAGACCCGGCACAACTTTTATTGCCGAAGTAAAATCAAGCAGTGCTAAAACAAGATTAATACCTTTTGAATTTTCAACTACACAAACTTACGTTTTAGAATTAGGTAATCAGTACATGAGATTCTATAGAGATAATGGTCAAATATTATCTAGTGGATCTCCTTATGAAATATCTACACCTTATCTTACTGCAGAACTTTTTGATATTAAGTTCGCACAATCTGCTGACGTGATGTACATCACACACCCTAATCACAAAACTAGGAAGTTAGCAAGAACAGGTCATACCTCTTGGACATTAACAGAAGTAGATTTTACTAATGGTCCATACTTAGATACGAATACATCTACAACTACATTTTCAACTTCAGCACATACTGTAGGAACTGGTGTAACTTTAACAGCTTCAGCAGTTACAGGTATTAATGGTGATACAGGATTTCAAACAACAGATGTTGGAAGGTTGGTTAGATTTAGAGATGGTTATGGAGAAATAACTGCAAGAACAGATACATTAAATGTAACCATAGAAATATTAGTAGACTTGGGATCATCTAGTGCTTCTACTGATTGGAACTTAGGTGCGTTTTCAGACACTACTGGTCATCCTTCTTGCGTATCATTCTTTGAACAACGATTAGTTTTTGCAGCAACTTTATCACAGCCACAAGCAGTATTTTTTTCTAAGTCTGGTGATTATGAAAACATGGATGCAAACATTGGTGGTACTGTAGCAGATGATGATGCAATCATTTATACAATCGCATCCAACCAAGTTAATGCTATTCGATTTATGGCAGCTAGTAGAACTTTAATTATTGGTACTGCAGGTGGTGAATTTACAGTTAGTGGTGGTGGAGATAATGATTCTGTTACACCTACAAATATTATGATTAAAAAACAATCTAACCATGGTGCCGCAAACATAGATGCTGTTGCAGTTGCTAATGCTACTTTGTTTGTACAAAGAGCTAAAAGAAAACTAAGAGAACTTGCTTACAACTTTGATGTAGATGGTTATACAGCTCCGGATCTAACTATCCTTGCTGAACACGTTACTGAAGGTGGTATAACAGAAATGGCATATCAAGAAGAACCATTAGCAATTATTTGGTGTGTAAGAAATGATGGTGAGTTAGTCGCATTAACTTATCAAAGAGAACAAGAAGTTGTTGCTTGGCATAGACATATCTTCGGTGGTTCTTTTGGTAGTGGTAATGCAGTTTGTGAATCTGTTGCAGTAATACCAACTGAAGATAGCGAGTATGAATTATACATGATTATTAAAAGAACAATCAATGGCGCAACTAAACGATATGTAGAATTTTTAAATACATTTGATTTTGATGAAACAGATAATACATCATTTAATTTTTTAGATTCACAATTATCTTACAGTGGATCTGCAGTAACAACACTTTCTGGATTATCACATCTTGAAGGACAAACAGTTTCTATATTAGCAGATGGCGCAACGCATCCAGATAAAACTGTTAGTTCGGGTTCAATAACATTAGATCGATCTGCTACTAATGTTAAAATAGGATTAGGATATACATCATTATTAAAAACAATGAGAATAGATGCTGGTGCGCAGAATGGTACATCACAAGCTAAAACAAAAAGAATATATGAAGTTACTGCAAGATTATATGAAAGTGTTGGTGTTGAGATAGGACCCGACCTAAGTAATATGGAGAGAGTTCCTTTTAGAACATCAAGTGATCCTATGGACAAAGGTATTCCACCATTCACAGGAGATAAAGAAGTAGAGTTTAGAGGAAATTATGATACAGATGGATTTATGATTGTCAGACAAACACAACCTTTACCTTTGACAATCTTATCACTATACCCGAGGTTAGTAACAAATGATGGATAAAAAATTACATATAGTGCCTTATACAAAAGAACATGGACAGTTTATACTATCCTGTCAAATGAACCATAAGATTTTAGAAGCAGATAGACACTTTATTAATGTAGAGGGTGATGCTAAAAATTTAGAACAAAACAACTTAGCCTTTACAGGTATTATTAATTATCAACCTATCTTTGCTGCCGGAATGAAAATGGTTTGGGGTCGAGTAGCCGAGGGTTGGGTGATTGCAACAAGTGAGATTTGGAAAAATCCTTTAGCTGTAGCTCGTGCAATAAAAAAAGATTTTGCTAGAGTTGCAAGAGAACACAATATAGAAAGAGTACAAACTGCAATTAGAAAAGATTTTAAACAAGGTCAAAGATTTGCAGAATGGCTAGGTTTGGAGAACGAAGGCTTAATGAAAAAATTTGGTTTTGATGGTACAGATCAGTACAGATATGCGAGGATATTTTAATGTCTGGAGCTATACCTTTTATTGGACCGGTAATGAGTGTAGCAGCAGCTACCTCTGCAAATGAAATAGGAAAATTTAATCAAGATGTTGCAAATAGAAATGCAATCATTGCAGAACAAGAAGCAGCAGCTCAAGCTAAATTAACAGAATTTAATATTGCAAAATTTAATCAAAGTTTTGAGAAGTTTCAATCTACTACAAAAGTTGCTACATTAAAAAGTGGTGTAGAACTATCGGGTACTGCATTAAAGATTTTACAATCTAATGCTGAACAAGCAGAACTTCAAAGAGATATTATAGAATACAATGGTAAAGTTGCTGAAGCTAAAAAATTAGAAGAAGCTAACTTTGCTAGAATATCTGGTGCATTAGCAAGAGCGCAAGGTAGACAACAAGCTATAGGTTATTTAGCTGGAGCAGGATCTAGTTTATTAACTATGAAACAAATGGGGATGTTTAGTTAATGGCAAAGATACCTACATTTGAAACTACTGTTGCACCTACTGCTGAAGTTGGAGCTGTAAAAAGTAATATACAAGTTTCACCTAAATCAAGTTTAGCTGGAGCTTTATTACCAACTGCAAATGCAATCACACAATTCTATGTAAAAGAAAAAGAAATATCTAATAAGGTAGAAGGTGGACAACTAATTGCAGATGCCAATCAAGAATTATTAGAAATAAAAGAACAAGCTAAATTAAAAGCTACACCAGATGAAGGTGTTAATTTTTTTAATGCTGGTTACAAACAAGTTGTTGATAAATACAAATCAAAAGCAAGTAATAATTATATTCAAAAATATTTTGATTTAAACATTTCATCCAACAAACCTTCTTACATTAATAATGTTTTAAAACAAACTAGAGCTAACATGGTTAAAACAAGAGTTGATCAAGTAACTAATAGTGTTGAAAATAAAATATTAAATGCAGTTGAGAGTGATAATAATTTTGATCTTGCAACTGTAGGAGAATCTATTACCGCAGAATATCAAGGCTTAGTTAATGATGGTTTAATTTCTGAACAAGATTTACAAATCTACAAAGATAAAATTCCTAACTTAATTGAAGTCGCACAGGTAAGAAAGATGGCAAGAAACAATGCTGCACAAGCATTTGTAATTTTATCTGATGTAACTAATTTTACTACCATACAAGGTGATGAAAGAAGAAAACTAATAAGTGAATTTGGTACACTTGCTAAACAACAAGCGGATGTAACAAGTGCTATTTTAGATCAAAGTATCATTGAAAAATCAAATGATTTTATGGAAAAATATGGAAGTAAAGAAAAATTTGGTTTTAGCACAGAAGAGTTAGAACAGTTTAAAACAGGTGATGAAGAAACTGACAATCAAATAGTAATCTTAAATGAAAAAATAGTTAATAAAGAATTTAGTTTTGATACAAATTATAACACTAATACAGATGTCATAAGTAAAATAGCATCTGGAGAAATTAAAAACACTTCAACTAAATTTTTATTAGCCGGAGAAACAGAACCCAAAAGTATTTTAGAAAGAGCTGGTAATAAAACAATTAATGATAATGATTTTAAATTTTTGTCAGATGTTATTACAAGAAATAAAAATAATACTTTAAAAAAACAAGATCAACAATTTTTAAAATACTTTGAAAACCTTGTACCATTACTTCAAGGTAATACTTTTTTAAATTATTTTGATAAAGAATATAATGCAAAGGCTAGTGAGTTAAGACAAACATTACATAAAAGATATTTAGATGGATTGGCTCAAGGTGCTAACCCAACTGATTTATTAAGTTATACATCTGAAAATTATATTGCTAAAGATATAAAAAACTTTTTACCTAAGACTTCAGATTTAAGTAGTATCGTAATTGAAATGGCTGCAGAAAATAATCAAACTGTTGATGGACCACCAAGAATTGAAGGAGAAACAGCAGAAGAATATTTAAATAGAATACAAAAAGAAGAAAAAAAAATTGATATAGGTAATGAGAGTAGTCTAGATTTAAGTGCCAGTTTAGATGTAGATGCAAATATAGAACAAGTAGGATTCTTAGGAAAATTTCTTTTTGGTGAAAATGAAGTTTTAATTAAAAACTGGAGTAACAAATATCAAACAGAAGGTAGTATTATTAATGCTTTAAAAGCAAAAAAAAGATTAGATCGTATGAATGAACCCGGTTATAAAATTCCAAATGATGCAATATCTGCAATAAAAAATGCAGCTAAAAACTTTGATCGTGATGGTGGTTTTTCAAAAGAAACTTTAATAGATTATTTAACTAAGATTGGTCAAATAGAAAGTCAATACGAAACTAAAGTACAAAAAACAGATAGACCTGTAAAAGAAGAAACAAAATTTTTAGCAAGATCATATTGGCAAATAGAAGTAGATACAGCAAAAGATTTATTAAAAAATTCTGCTCCTATATTTGGTAGTAATTTTGAATCTACTTTTTCTAAAAAATATAAAGGAGAATATGAAACAGCAAGAGAAGGTTTATTAAATTTAAGCGACAGAGATTTAGTTAATTTATTAGAAAAAGATGACACGTTAGCTGCTAACATTGCAGCAGCATTAATAGTAACTAGATTTAACACAGAAGAAGCATGAAGCTAAGTGATCAGCAAACATTATTAGAGCAAGGTGGCTTTAGTCAAAAAGAAATAGAAGATTGGAAGAAAGATAAAATATTAAAACTAAACAATGCCGGATTTTCTAATGCAGAAATATTAGAAGAGTTTGGTGTAGTTCCTGCAGACAACAAAGCTAATGTAAAGTATTTTAAAAATATAAAAGAAGAATTAGAAAACGAATACTATACACAAGAATCAATATCACCAGATGATGAACTTTTATATCAATCAAAAATAGATCAAGCTGATGCTCCATCTTTAAAAGAATTAGTAGTAGGTAAAGAATTTGATGGAGACGAAATATTAAAAAGAGGTTGGGGTAAAACACTATATGATATGACATATAGATTGGCTACTGATGGAGGTTTATCAGAAGCATTTACACAAGAAGAACCAGAAGATTATACTTGGTTTGAAGGTTTATTAGAAAGAGGTTTAACACTTGGTGCAGAACTTCCTATATATGGTGGAAGTTTTTTAGCAGGTACAGGTGCAACAGGTAATCCTATAGCGGGTGCATTTACTGCTGGTGCTATTCCGGGTGCTGCAAGAGAAACAATCTTAAAAGGTTTAGAGCAACAATCTTATGGTCAGCCAGTTGAAATATTAAAAAATTTTTTAAAAGATGGTATTATTGAAGGTGCTAAACAAGGAACTATATTTGCAACCGCAGCAGTTGCTCCACAATTAAAATTACCTTTTGTTGGTAAACTTGCAGACAGATATTTAACAAGAGTAGCATCACAACTTACAGCATTTGAAGGTGTAGGTGCTGCATTAAATGGACAGTTACCAACATTAAGAGAGTTTAGTTATTCTGCAGTTATGTTTGGTGCTTTAGGTGTAAGACTACCTAAAAAAACTATGAAAGATAGAACTAAAAAAATATTTGTAGATACTGGTAAAAAACCTAATCAAGTATTTAAAGATTCTTTAGTTGATAAAACAATATTAGAAGATGTTGGATCAAGAGCTTATGTCAGAGCTTATGATAAATTGTTAGATAGAAAAACTCTAAAAGAAAAACCACAACCAGAAAAACCAGAACAATTATTTAAAGATGATTTAGCAAACAAAGCTGCAGAAAACATTGTTTTCAAACCTAAAGTTGAACCATTAACTACTGAAAGATTAAAAGAAATGGGATCAAAGGTTAAAAGAAAAGCAATTATAGAAGGTATTGATACTAAATATCCTATACTAGAAGTATTAAGAGAAGCAAAAGTAAATACTAAAACTGGTATTGAAAAATTAAATTTATATGAACAATCAAGAATACTTGAAGGTATGCCAAACAGAGCTGCATATTTTATTGAGTTTAATACTTTAAATTTTAAAACTACAGGAGATAAAGGTCTAGGACTAAAAGAAGTTACTAAAGATATAATTAAAAAAGGAAAAAATGAAACACAGTTATTTGAAACTTATTTAATGAATAGAAGAGCAATAGAACTATCTGAAAGAAAAATAGAAACTGGTTTTAATATTGAAACAGCAAAACAATTTGTAAATCAAAATAAATCTAAATTTGAACAAATAGCAAAACAAACTGATAAATATCAAAGAGATGTTTTAGAATATGCAAGGGATAGTGGTTTAATATCTAAAGATGGTTTTAATTCTATGACCGAAGCAAATAAAAATTATGTTACCTTTGCTAGAGAAATGATTGGTCAAGATGGAAAGGTTGTTGCTGCTGAAGGTAGTAGTGTAAATCCATTTAAAAAAATAGAAGGATCTAAATTAAAAGTATTCCCTCCATTAGAACAAATGGTTAAAAATACAAATACAATAGTAAATGCTGCTGAAAAAAATCAAGTTAAATTAAATTTTATTGATATGGTTATAAAATCAAAAGCTAAAGATCCTAATACTTTTGAGTTTATGAATAAAGTAAATCTTAAAACAACTAATAGACCTAAAGAAGAACTACTTACTTTTAGAAGAGATGGTAAATTAGAAACATGGGATGTTGGAAAAGATTTAGTAGATGCTTTTAAAACTTTAGATCAACAAGGATCTAATATGTTAATGAATTATCTTGGCGCACCTGCAAGAACTCTTAGAGCTGGTGCGATATTGATACCAGACTTTGCTGTTCCAAACTTTTTCAGAGATACTATGCAAGCAAGTTTTTTAAATAAAGTTGGTTTTATACCTATACAGGATTCGATCATTGGTGCATTTAATATTATTACAAAAGGTAATAATAAAAAAGCAATGGAGATGTATAAAAAATATGTCAAATCTGGTGGTATGCAATCTACGTTATTAGCTGTTGATAGACCTAATATATTTGATGGTAAAGTTTATGATATTCTTGCTAAAGGACCAGTAAGAAATGCTGACAGAGGTATACTAGCTCCATTAAAAGCATTAACAAGATTATCAGAGGAGATGACAAGGTTTAGAATTTTTGAAAAAACTTATAAAAAAGCTATTGAAAAAGGTTTGACAGAAAAACAAGCACTTGAGAGAGGTGGTTTTGAAGCTAGAAATCTTTTAGATTATGCTAAAAGAGGATCATTAGGTCAAAATATAAATAGATTGGTTCCATTCTGGAACGCAAGAGTTCAAGGTTTAACAAGATTATATGAAGCATTTAGAGATCAACCCGGAAGAACCTCTGCTATGATTGGTGCTTATGTAGTAATACCAACTTTAGGTTTTTACATGTTAAATAAAGATGATCCAGATTATAAAGAAGAACCAGATTGGATTAAACAAAATTATTATTATTTTAAAATAGGTGATAAACCATATAGATTTCCAAAACCATTTGAGGTTGGTACATTAGTTTCATCTGTTATTGAAAAAACTTTAGATTGGGTAAGAACAAATGAACCTCAACAATTTGCAAGATTTGCAAAAGATTTCTTTTTTAATAATGCTAAAGGATTTTATCCTATCCCTACTTCTGTTAGACCATTTATAGAAAATTATGCAAACTGGAGCTTCTTTAGAGATGCTCCATTAGTTCCAAAATCATTAGATAAAAATCTACCTAATAAATTTTACTATACTGAATATACATCTGAAACATTTAAATTAATTTCAAAACTATTAAATGGATTGGTAGGTGATGATAGTTTTTTAGCAACCAATCCTATTCATGCAGAGAATGTATTTAGATCATGGACCGGTGGATTAGGTAGATATATTATAGATACTTTAGATTATGCTATAATTAAAGGTAAAATAATAGATGACCCTATCAAACCTACAGACACTCTATCTAAAATACCTGTTATTAGAGCTTTTGACGTAAGAGATGTACCCGGATATTCAGCTCAATCTATAGTTAAATTTTTTGAAGAATATAGTAAAGTTGAGAAGATACTTAATGGTATGGATTTTGCTAAAAAAGCAGGAGATTTTGAAGAGTATAGAAGATTAAAAGAAACATTAAATGTAGACGAAGAAAAATTATTAGACTATAGAGAATCTATAAGAAAGATAGATAAGCAGATAAGAAACATATATAACTTAAAAGAATTTCCAAATGGTGATATACCTACACCAGATGAGAAACGAGAGTTAATAGATGACTATTATAAATTAATGATAAATTTTGCTCAACAAGCATTAAGTTATCTTGAATTAGTAAGAGAAAAGTAATATAGGAAAGTAAAATGACAGTATCAACTACAATTATAAAAAACTCTCACAATGGAAATGGTAGTACAACTACCTTTGCTTACAGTTTCAAAATTTTTGCGGACAGCGACTTAGTAGTAATTATTAGATCATCTACAGGAACAGAGACAACTAAAACATTAACTACTCACTATACAGTTACAGGTGCAGGATCTGCTTCTGGTGGAACTGTTGTTTTCACGAGTGGTAATATACCCGCTTCGGGTGAGACAGTTGTTATAAGAAGGAATGTCCCGCAAACTCAAGTGATAGATTATATCGCTAATGATCCATTCCCTGCGGAGACACACGAAGAGGGTCTGGATCGTAACACTATGATTGCTCAACAAGTATCGGAAGCAACAGACAGATCTATCAAACTATCAAGAACAAATACTATGACATCTACAGAGTTTACTGTAGGTGCAACTGATAGAGCAAATAAAGTTTTATCTTTTGATTCATCTGGAGAACTTTCAGTAACTCAAGAGCTAGGAACTTTCAGAGGTAACTGGTCAGCATCAACTGCTTATCAAGTTAGAGATTTAGTAAAAGACACAAGTACAAATAATATTTTTTTAGCAAACACAGCACATACATCTTCTGGTTCACAACCGCTTACAACAAATACAGATTCAGCTAAATGGGATTTAATTGTTGACGCTGCAAGTGCAACAACTTCTGCTAGTGCAGCAGCTACTTCAGCAACAGCTAGTGCAAATAGTGCTACAGCTTCTGCTAACTCTGCAACAGCTAGTGCTAACTCAGCTTCAGCAGCTTCTACTTCAGAAACAAATGCTGGAAATTCTGCTACAGCTGCAGCTTCTTCAGCAACTTCTGCAGCAGCTAGTTTTGATTCTTTTGATGACAGATACTTAGGTGCTAAATCTTCTGATCCATCTACAGACAATGATGGTAATGCTTTATTAACTGGAGCTTTATATTTTAATTCTACAGATGATGTAATGAAAAATTACACAGGTTCTGCATGGCAAAATTTAAAACCAACTTCATCTGAACAAACAAATATTAATACTTTATCTGCAAGTGCAGTAGTTGCTGACATGGCAATACTAGGTACTACAGATGTAGTTAATGATATGAATATTCTAGCAACTGCTGATGTGGTTGCAGATATGAATACACTTGCAACAAGTGATGTAGTAACTGATATGAATACTCTTGGTACTGCGGATGTTGTTAATGACATGAATGTTTTAGGAACTTCTGCAAATGTAGCAGCTATGAATTTATTAGGTACTTCAGCAGTTGTAGCTGATATGGCAATTTTAGGAACATCAGATGTTGTGTCAGATATGAACACACTAGCTACAGCAGATGTAGTTAATGATATGAATGTACTTGGTACTTCAGCTAATGTTACTGCAATGAATACTTTAGGTACTTCTACTAATGTAACTAACATGGCAACTGTTGCTGCAAATATAACTGGTGTAAATAGTTTTGCAGAAAGATATAGAGTTACATCTTCAAATCCTACATCAAGTTTAGATGCTGGTGATTTAGCTTTTGTAACTGGAGATAGTGCGTTAAAATTTTATGATGGATCAAGTTGGACTTCTATTGCACCGGGAATAGCAAATGTTGTTGACGATAGTTCTCCTCAACTTGGTGGAAACTTAGATTTAAATTCAAATAGTATAACTGGTACTGGTAATTTAGATATAGCAAATGGCACAATCAAACTAGATGGTAACTATCCAACAGGTACAGAAAATGTTGCGTTAGGAGACAAGGCATTAGATGATGGTTCGTTAAGTGGAGCTCATAATACTGCAATTGGCTCTTGTTCTATGACAGCTAATACAAGTGGTCAAAGAAACACTGCTGTTGGTAGAACTTCGTTAGAGGCAAATACGACAGGTTCTTGTCATACTGCATTTGGTTTTGGAACTTTAAGAAGTAATGTAAATGGAAATTACAATACAGCAATCGGATACCAAAGTTTAAATGCTAATATTAGTTCAGATAACAATACAGGAGTTGGTTATAATACTTTAGTTGTTAATACAGCTGCAAATAATACAGCAGTTGGTTCGAACTCTTTAGTAGCTAATACAACAGGTGGAGAAAATACAGCTGTTGGTGGTTCTGCTTTACAAAAAAATACAACTGCAAGTAATAATGCAGCAGTAGGTTATTTATCATTGTATAACACCACAACAGGTGGTGCTAACACATCATTAGGAACTTGTTCTTTAAAAGAAAATACTACAGGAGTTCACAATGTGGCTGTTGGTAAAGATGCTTTAGAAGCTAATACAACAGGTGGATGTAATACAGCAGTTGGTAAAGAGGCTTTAGCTGCTAATACAACTGCAAGTGATGGAGTAGCAGTTGGTTATTTAAGTTTAAATAGTAATACAACAGGTATTAGAAATACAGCAGTTGGAAGATGTTCTATGCAAGCCAACACATCTGGTTGTTGTAATGTTGCTGTAGGTTCAAGAGCAATGCTTGTCAATGTTAGTGGAGATTTCAATACTGCTTTAGGTGGAAGTGCTTTAGAATCTAATACAACAGCAGATAACAATACAGCAGTTGGTGCTCATTCTTTAAAAGTAAACACAACAGGTGCATCAAATACAGCAGTAGGTAAATGTGCTTTAGCTGCTAATACAACAGGTAACAATAACACAGCACTTGGATTTGAATCGCTTATAGCTAACACCACAGGCGAAAGTAATGTAGCTCTTGGTAGAACAAGTTTATTTTCAAACACAACAGGTTCAGATAATATTGCAATTGGATTAAGTGCTTTAAGATGTAACACAACAGCTTCACAAAACACAGCAGTAGGTTTTTGTGCTTTATGTTCTAATACGACAGGTTGTTGTAACACAGCATTAGGTAGGTCATCACTTATTGCAAATACAACAGGAAATTTTAATACTGCTGTAGGTAGAGGTGCTATGCAAGTAAATACAACAGCATCAGAAAACACAGCTGTTGGTTTTTTATCACTTTTTAATAATACGACAGGTACAGCTAATACTGCATTAGGTGTAGAATCTCTAAAAGCAAACACAACAGCAAACAGTAATACAGCAGTTGGACTTAAATCACTTTACGCTAATACAACAGGAACAGATAATACAGCTATCGGACAACAGAGTTTATTTTCTAACACAACAGGTGATAGAAATGTAGCATCAGGTTATACTGCTCTATATACAAATACAACAGGTAATTGCAATATAGCAGTTGGAAGACAAGCATTATATAATAACACCACAGCTTCTAATAATACAGCAGTAGGTAATAATGCTTTATTTACTAACACAACAGGTTGTCAAAATACTGCTTTGGGTGAGAGTGCATTAGCTGTTAACACAACAGGTTGTTCAAACGTAGCAATTGGTCATCTATCTTTAGATGCTAACACAACAGGTTGTTTTAATACAGCAGTTGGAAAAGAATCTTTAACAAGTAATACAACAGGTGTTCATAATATTGCAATTGGTAGAGCAACTTTAGACCAAAATACAACAGGTCATTATAATTTAGCAGTTGGTTATCAAGCTATGGCTGTTAATACAGCTTCTTGTTATCATACTGCACTTGGTTATTTTGCTTTATTTCTTACCAATGGTGGTGAAAGTAATACTGCTGTAGGAAGAAACTCAGGGTACAATATTTCAACAGGCTCTAATAACTTAACATTAGGATTTAATGCAGGTAGGTCTAGTTCCCCATCAGGTGCAATTACAACAAGTTCTAATAATGTTGTTCTTGGAAATGATAGTATCACAGATTTATATTGTGCTGATACATCAATTTCATCATCAGATTTAAGAGATAAGACTGATATAGAAGATTTTACACATGGTTTAGATTTTGTAACAAAATTAAATCCTAAAACTTATAGATGGGATAAACGAAGTTGGTATATAACTGATGACAACCAAAGTATATTAGATGTAACACCAGATGGTTCTAAAAAGAAAAATAAAAAACATATTGGTTTCTTAGCACAAGACGTATTGGCTTTAGAAAAAGAAATAGGTTTTGCTAATGATAGAGATGATATGTTAGTTGTTAATCAAACTGAAGATGAAACTAGATATGGTCTAAAATATGAAAGATTAGTACCTGTATTAGTCAATGCAATTAAAGAATTAAAAGCAGAAATAGACGAATTAAAGAAAAAATAAACAATAACTAATGAAAGGAACAAAATGTTAAATACATATGTCGTAGAAGGCGGAGTAGGTAAATGTACTGCATTTACAGCTTTAATACCAGAACTTAAAAAAAAATCAGAGGTGCAAATATATACACCTTACATTGGTTGCTTTGGTGGTAATCCAAATGTTAAGATGGCATTTGAAGGAACTATACCTTTAACACATCCAGACATAATGGCATCAGATAATCTATATTATTGTGAGCCATATAAATCTAATTTTCAATTTGGTAAACAACATTTAATAGAAAGTTACTGTGAGCATCATGGTGTTAAATATGATAAATCAATGAAACCCAAAATATACACAGAGCAATACAAAGAAAAAGTTGATGAATGGTTAAAGGTAAATAAGATAGGTAAATATATTTTAATTCAACTTTCTGGTGGACAACCTCAAATGGGTTTTAATGTTAATAACCAATATGTTAATATTAATCCTAATAGAAACTATCCACCTTTTCTTGCACAACAAGTTGTTGATATGCTAAGAAAAGAATATCCAAACACAACTATTATTAACTGCGTATTACCTAATGAACCACATTTTAATGGTACTATAAGATGTGATCTACATTGGACACATATACATGAAATGTTAAAAGGTGCAGAGGGGTTTATTAGTATTGATAGTTGCTTAAATCACTTTTCAGCATCAGCAGAAAAACATGGAGTAGTTGTTTGGGGTTCAACAAGGTGGACACAATTTGGTTATTCACACAACAAAAACCTACAATTTCACATGAATGATAAATGGGATGAAATAAAGTATGTTGAAAGTGATCCTAGAAATGTTATGGTAGAACCTAAATTAATTATTGATAGTTTTAAAAAACTTGATAAAGACAAACCAGTTGCGTGTGCAACTAAATAGGAGATAAATATGAGTGAAGAAGTAAAGACAGCAGAAGAAATTGCACAAGATTACACAGCTATGGGTCATTCTGTAGATTTAATTAATGGTATCATTGATGGATCTGAAATGGCAGATGAAGAAGCAAATGAAAGACAAAATTGTGTGAACAGAAATGTTGAACACCTAGAGCTTATGGTTGCTAAAGATTACTGGACAGATGAAAGTATGACTGCAGTTAATGCAGCTATTACTGCTGGTAAAGCATATACTGCTAGTTAATTTATTATAATGAAATTTGTTTTAGCCTATACTATTTGTTCGGCTATTACAGGTTTTTGTAATACACCAGTAGTACATCCTCAAGACTTTAATACTTGGACAGATTGCACAAAACATGGTGCAGTAGTAACAATAAAAGTTACCAATGATTTTTTAGATAATTTTAATAATCAAAAATTATACGTTTCTTATTTTTGTAACGAGGTTGAAAAACAAGATGCCTAAAAATTCTGCGTTAGAAAGAATAGAATCACACGAAAAACTTTGTCGTATTATGCAAAAACAAACACATCAAAAAATTAGCAGTATAGAAACAGAAATTAAAGAAATTAAAAAACATATGTACTATGCTATGTCAGCATTAATAGGTGGTATGTTTACAATTATAGTTATATTATTCGAGAAACTTTAATACTTTTAAGGAGCTGTTTTTATGGCTAGAAGAAAGAAAGCAGTTACTGGTCTAACCTCAGAAATTAAAGCTCAACTTAGACTTGCTGAAGATCCTAATTTACTTGTATTTTTACCACTTGGCGGACTTGGTCCAGTAGATATTGTTACTTTAAATATGACAACAGGAGAGTATAATGCTTATGATGTTAAGTCTAAAAATTATAGAAAGAATGAACCAAAGAGTATACCTAAAGATGGATATAGAAGAAATATTAAAGGATCTTTTATATCTAGGAATACAACTAAAGAGCAAAAGAAACTTAACGTAAGGATTATATACGAATGAAATTATCAGAAAACTTTACACTACAAGAACTAACTAAATCAGACACAGCAATAAGACTTGGTATACCCAATGAACCTAACTCAGATCAGATTGCTAAACTACAAAACCTTTGCGAGACCTTGCTGCAACCAGTTAGAGATGAATTTGGTGCAGTCATTGTAACTTCTGGATTTCGTAGTGCAGAGCTATGCGTTAAGATAGGTAGCTCAATTAATAGCCAACATTGCAAAGCTGAAGCAGTAGATTTTGAATGTCCAGGTACTGATAATGCTGATCTTGCATACTGGATAAAAGATAATATAGAAGGTTGGGATCAAATGATTCTTGAGTTTTATACGATTGGTGAGCCTTCAAGCGGATGGGTTCATTGTAGTGTAGCAGATAAACCTAGAAAACAATTCTTGAGAGCTTACAAAGAAGATGGTAAGACGAAATACAAACCTATAATTGGAGATATAAGATGTGGTTAAGTGCAATTAAACTAGCATTAAATGCTGGTAGTCATATTTATAAAAAGAAACAAGAAACTAAAATGATGATGGCTAACGCACAAGCTAAACACGCAGAGAAGATGGCTAGTGGTGAGCTTGAATATAGTGGTAAGTTATTAGAAGCTAGACAATCAGACTGGAAAGACGAGGCGGTTCTTATAATTTTAACGCTGCCAATATTGGTAATCGCTTGGGGTGTATTTAGTGATGATCCAAATTCATCTGCAAAAATAAAAGAGTTCTTTGAACAATTCCAACAACTTCCAGGATGGTTTACAAATTTATGGATTCTTGTAGTGGCTTCAATTTATGGAATAAAAGGAACACAAATATTCAAAGGTAAGAAATGATCAGTAAAAGTTTTGCACAACAATATAGTAAAAAAGTAACTATGTTATCACAGCAAATTGGTAAGAAGAAAAAGAAAAAAAAATATAAAAAGAAAAAGTAATGGCTAAGCAAAAGTTTACACACTTTATACCTCGTGATAAACCTAAGAAGCGTGGACCAGGTCAACATAAAAAATCCATGAGTAAAGGCGAGAAACGTCAAAAACGTACTAGAAGATACAAGGGTCAAGGTAGATAATGATGGAGTATGCCTATATGAATTATTATTTTACAGCTACATTAATTATTCTGTTTGTACTTCTTGCTTTTTTTGGAGGACCACCTAGATGAAGATAAGTGAAAATACATCTGTAAGTATGCCAATGAAAAACATGATTGGTATTATTGTAGCTGTTGCTATGGGTGTGTTTGCATATACAGAAGTTACTGCGAGGTTGACTAGTCTTGAGACATCAAGAGAATTATTCCAAGCTGATCTACTTAAAAAATCTGAGCAACTACCAACAGATCAAGAACAATATATGTTGCTTGAAGATTTATATAAAACAGTAGAAAAAATTGAAACAAGAATAGAAGATATGATGCACAATAAAGTTAATATAGAATTTGTAACTAAACAATTAGAAAAAGCATTAGAAGATATAGAGACATTAAAAGATAAGGTTAGAGCAAATGGCAACAAATCGAGTTACTAAAAAAGTTTTAGATTATATAGCTAATATAAATAAAGAATCTAAACAAATGCAATTAACTAAAGATTTAAAAAAAGAAGTAGAAACTGGTAAGAATGGAACACAAAAATATGTTATTAAACAAGGAGAAAACAAAGGTAAAGTATTATGATAAATAAAATTTTAATAGGTGTATTTTTTTCAATATTATTAATAGGTTCTTTTTATTTAGGATATTTATTTTCAATAGATATATTTGAATTACTTTGTTTTAGGACTCAATTATGACAGAATTAGTAATTGCATTATTGATGATAGTAAATGGAGAAATTAAAGAACATAGAATACAAGAATCTATGAGCAGTTGCTTAAAAGGTAAAAGAGTTGCTATGCGTAGTAATACTGGAAACAATGTAGAGTATCAATGTATAAAATCTATGGCAGAAACAGAAATTTATTTAGGTGCAAAATCAATTAAAAAACTTATATTAAAATAATGACTATTAGAAAAACTACCAAAGGTAAAA